GACTTTAGAGGAATTAGCGCTTCATCAATTTTTGATGCTGGTGCTGGTATTGCTCTAGATGACACATTTGTTAAATTAGTTTCATGGTATGACAATGAGTATGGATACACTTGTAATATGCTTAGACTTGTTCAGCACATCGCGTAATTAGATTCTTTTGGCCCCGTTCTGGGGCCAATACTTTTCAAAAAATTGAGGTTTTATGGCTATTATTAATTTAACGGATTTAGATTTGAGCGGCAAAAGAGTGCTAATCCGACAGGATTTAAATGTTCCTATCAAAGATGGTGTTGTCACCAGTGATAAAAGAATTAAAGCATCTCTTCCAACCATCGAAATGGCAATCAAACAGGGCGCTAAAGTGATGTTAATGTCTCACCTTGGTAGGCCCACTGAAGGAGAACCTAGTGATGAATTCACCCTTCAGCCTGTCGCTAATAGATTGACAGAATTATTAGGTAAAGAGGTCCGTTTAGAAAAGAACTGGCTAGATGGTGTTAATTTGAATGATGGCGACGTTGTTCTATGCGAAAACGTTAGATTCAACAAAGGTGAAAAATCAAATGATGATGATCTATCCAAAAAGATGGCATCAATTTGTGATATTTTTGCAATGGACGCTTTTGGAACCGCTCATCGCGCGCAAGCTTCTACCCATGGGGTTGCTAAGTATGCTCCGATTGCATGTTCTGGTCCACTTTTAACTGCAGAGCTCGATGCTCTTGGCAAGGCATTGGATAATCCAGCGAGACCCATGGTTGCAATTGTTGGTGGATCTAAGGTATCTACAAAACTTACAGTTCTTGAGTCATTATCGAAGATTGTCGATCAGTTAGTAGTTGGCGGAGGTATTGCTAATACCTTTATTGCTGCACAAGGACACAATATTGGAAACTCACTTTGTGAAAATGATCTAATCCCAACTGCAAAAAAATTGATGGAAGATTGTGAAATTCCAGTCCCTACTGATGTTGTTTGTGGCAAAGAGTTTTCTGAAAACGCAAGCGCAACGACCAAAGCAGCAAGTGATGTTCAAGATGACGATATGATCTTTGATATTGGACCAGATTCAGCGGATCAACTTGCAGAAATTATGAAGAATGCGGGAACGATTGTTTGGAATGGTCCAGTAGGTGTATTTGAGTTTGATCAATTTGCAGAGGGAACTAAAACTTTATCGATGGCAATTGCAAATTCAGATGCATTTTCAATTGCTGGCGGTGGCGATACTTTGGCTGCTGTTGATAAGTACGGAATCGAGAAACAAGTTAGTTATATCTCTACTGGTGGCGGCGCTTTTTTGGAATTTTTAGAAGGCAAGAAATTACCTGCAGTTGAGATACTTGAAACTAGAGGAGCGGAGTAGCACTTGCCTAGAAGAACAAAAATTTTAGCAACCCTTGGGCCTGCAACAGATGCACCTGGCGTTTTAGAAGAAGTTCTTGAGGCAGGGGCTAATGTTGTCAGAATTAACTTTTCACATGGCACTCCTGAAGAGCATTTAAATCGAGTTAAGGCGGTTAGAAACTGGGCTAAAAGCAATGACACATATATTGGTGTCTTGATGGATCTTCAGGGTCCAAAGATTAGAATCTCCTCCTTTAAAGAAGGAAAAATCAATTTAGCGATTGGTGATAAGTTCTGCTTAGATTCTGAACTTGACAAGGAGGCTGGAGACAATAAGTCTGTGGGTATTGCCTATAAGTCTTTGCCAAAAGAGGTTAAAACCGGGGACGTTCTTTTATTAGACGATGGCAGAGTAGTTCTTCAGGTTGAAGATACTTCTGATACTTGTATTAATACCACCGTTATCCAAGGAGGACCGCTTTCTAACAAGAAAGGAATTAACCTGAAAGGTGGCGGACTAGCTGCTGGAGCATTGACCGATAAAGATAAAGAGGATATCAAGATTGCCGCAAAAGGAAAAGCAGATTTTGTTGCCCTATCTTTTCCAAGGAATGGCGATGATGTCAGAGAAACGAAAGAGTTGCTTAAACAGGCAGGTTCAGAAGCTGGCGTAGTGGCAAAGATTGAAAGGGCTGAGTCACTTAACGAGGAAACTATTCTTGATATCATCAAGGAGTCTGCAGGAATTATGGTTGCCAGGGGTGATCTAGGTGTTGAGATTGGAGATCCACAGTTACCTGCACAGCAAAAAAGATTAATCCAGTTGGCAAGATCCAATGATAGATTTGTCATCACTGCAACTCAGATGATGGAGTCAATGATTGACAATCCTATTCCAACTCGTGCAGAGATTTTTGATGTTGCGAATGCAGTCCTAGATGGTACCGATGCTGTGATGCTATCTGCTGAAACTGCAGCTGGTAAATATCCTAAGAATGCAGTTAGGACTATGCACGATGTTTGTCTGGAAACTGAAAAAAATCCTATCGCAAAAACTTCTCATCATCGTTTGCATGAAGAGTTCAAATTTATTGACGAAACTATTGCAATGAGTACAATGTATGCTGCTAATCACTTGGGTGTGAAAGTGGTTGCCGCCTTGACAGAGTCTGGAAAGACTGCTCTGTGGATGTCAAGAATGAGCTCTAATATCTCAATCTATGCAATGAGTGATAAGGTTGAGACTCTTAGAAAGACGACTATATATAGAGGTGTCTACCCTTGTGGTATAGATAAGACTGAAGTTAAAGATGCATCAGATTGGGAAAAGATTAATCGAATTGTTATTGATACGCTTTTGAAAAATAAGGTGATCAACAATAAAGATTTAGTGGTGCTTACTAAGGGAAGTTACCAAGAGTGGAGTCTGCGGTTAGTAAATATGTGACTGAACAAGTTTCCAAGGGTAGAGCCGTGGGTGAATTGAATCACCCTGAAGGTCCTACCATTAACTTGGATAAAGTATCTCACAAGATTACGGACCTTCGTTGGGAAGGCAATAATGTTGTGGGTAAGGCACAAATTCTGAATACTCCTATGGGTGAGATCGTTAAAGGTCTTATGGAAGGTGGTGTTCAGCTTGGTGTCTCAAGTCGTGGTATGGGTAGTCTTGTGACAAAAGGCGGTGTTAATGTTGTTAATAAAGATTTTCAATTATCAACAGTTGACATCGTACAAGATCCTTCAGCGCCAGAGGCGTTTGTAAATGGGATCATGGAAGGTGTGGAATGGATTTGGGACAATGGTGTCCTTAAAGCTACACACGCACAAGAAGTTGAACAGTTCGAGACTGAGATCAAAGAGGCATATTCTCCAGAAATGCAGATGAAAGCCTTTAAAGATTTCCTCTCAAAACTTTAACTCATTAGGAGAAAAACACATGTCTGATAATCAAAATGAAGACATCGTAGTTGATGAACTCCAGGATGAACTCGTTGAAGATTCAGTTGAAGTTTCTGGCGAGGATCTGGAAGAAGCAGCAGCCCCTGAGGTTGATGGCGAAAAAGCTGCAGACGAAGTAGGTAAGGAAATTAAGAAGTCCGCACCTGCAAAAGCTGCAGAGCCTAAGACTAAAGCGGGTATGTTACAAGCTGCGTACAACAAGATGTCAAAGATGAAGAAAGACGAAATGAAGAAAGCATACGAAGCAATGTGTGCTGAATCAGTCGAAGCAGATGAAGACGCTATTCTTGAGAATAACTTCGAAGAAGATCTCAATGCATTAGCTGATTCTGAAGCTACTTTGTCTGAAGGCTTTAAGGATAAGGCATCTGTTATTTTCGAAGCAGCTCTTAAATCAAAACTCAGCGAGCACGTTGGGCGTTTGGAAGAGCAATATGCTGAAGAATTAGCAGAAGAAACCTCTAGAATTGAAGCTGATCTAGTCGAGAAAGTTGATGGCTACCTCAACTACGTCGTAGAACAATGGATGGAAGATAATAAAGTTGCAATCGAATCCGGTCTTCGTACCGAAATCGCTGAAAACTTTATGTCAGCTCTTCATGGTGTATTCGTTGAGAACTACATTGATGTTCCTGAAAGCAAAGTTGATCTGGTCGACGAAATGTCTACTAAGATTGATGAGCTGGAAGAAAACCTCAATGCTAAGATTCAAGACAATATTGACCTTAAGGAATCAGTGGCAACATTGAGCCGAGCACAGGTTATTCGTGAAGCATCTGTTGGTTTATCTGAGGCGCAAGCTGAGAAGTTAAAATCACTGGCTGAAGACGTAGATTTTGTTGATGTAGAAACTTTTGAAGATAAAGTTCAAACCATCAAAGAATCTTACTTTAAAGAAACCAAGGTTGCAGAGCCTATTGTAGAAGATACAGCAATTGAGACCGAAGAGTCTACAGTATCTCCTAGAATGAATGCATACCTTAATGCACTTAAAAAGTCTAACTAATAGGAGAACAAAAAAATGTTCAAAACTGAAAACTTAGTGGAAAAGTGGAATCCTATCCTCGAAGCTGAGGAAGCTCCTCAATTCCGCGACAACTATCGCAAGCAGGTAACTGCTGCGTTGTTGGAAAACACTGAAAAGGCTCTTGCAGAAGAGCGTGGCCAGCAAAACTTCCAGCTTAACGAAGCAGCACCTACTAACGCAACTGGTTCTAACATCGACAACTGGGATCCAATTCTTATTTCATTGGTTCGCAGAGCTATGCCTAACCTTATTGCTTATGACATTGCTGGTGTTCAGCCAATGTCTGGTCCAACTGGCTTGATCTTCGCAATGAAGTCTCGCTACACTTCACAGTCTGGTACTGAAGCATTGTTCAACGAAGCTGATACTTCGTTCTCAGGTGTTTCTAACACTGCGACTGCTTCTTCGGATCCATTCGCAACTGATACCGATGGTACTCCAGATGATGTTGACTACGCACCAGGTTCTGGTATGTCAACAGCAGCTTCTGAAGCCCTTGGTGACGGCGTTGGTGCTGATTTCAATGAGATGGCTTTCTCAATTGAAAAAGCAACTGTAACTGCTAAGAGCAGAGCTCTAAAAGCAGAGTACACAATGGAACTTGCACAAGATCTTAAAGCTGTTCACGGCCTTGACGCTGAATCTGAACTTGCTAACATCTTGTCTGCTGAGATCCTTGCGGAAATCAACCGTGAAGTTGTACGTACTATCAACGTTAAAGCGAAGCTTGGCGCACAGCAAACAGACATTACTACTGGTGGTACTTTCGACCTTGATCAAGACGCTGATGGCCGTTGGTCTGTTGAGAAGTACAAAGGTCTGTTGGTTCAACTTCAGCGTGAAGCCAACGTTATTGCTAAAGAAACTCGTAGAGGTAAGGGTAACTTCGTTCTGGTTTCTTCAGACGTAGCTGCTGCTCTTGCCGCAACTGGTATGTTGGACTACACTCCAGCACTTTCTGGTAACGCTGGTCTCTCAGTTGACGATACTGGTACTACTTTTGCTGGTACTATCTCTGGTGGTATTAAGGTTTACATCGATCCTTATGCAACTGTTAACTACATCAACGTTGGCTACAAAGGTGCTTCTGCATATGATGCTGGTATCTTCTACTGCCCATACGTTCCATTAACAATGGTTCGTGCAGTTGGTGAGAATACTTTCCAGCCTAAGATCGGCTTCAAGACTCGTTACGG